GAAATAAAGGCTGCACTAACAGGCACCACCTTGGACAACAATATGAACGACAACCTGTTGAGTGCGGTCAAACTACAAGACGTCAGTTACACCTTCTTGCCCATCACTACCACCAGTGGTGCTGTTACCGTTGACTATTCGGCCGGACAGTATCAGTACGTTTCTACAACTGGCTCCATTAGTTTAAGTTTTAGTAATTGGCCTGCATCCGGCTCATCCGGGATTGTCCAGCTTGCTATAAATGTCACCAACACAGCACACACATTGACCTTGCCAGCAGCAGTTAGTTTAGGTACAGCAGGAATTCAAGGTTATACAAGCAATGTAATTACTTTTGGTGCTACTGGAACTTATCAATTTGCGTTTTCAACTGTTGATGGTGGCACTACAATTACTATCTTTGATCTTAGTCGTCCGCGGTTGGCCAGCGCAGGAACTGCCATCGGCTACGTCACAGGTACAGGTGGCGTAGTGACACAAGGCACATCTCGCACTACTGGTGTTACTCTTGACAAACTTACAGGCGCCATCACGTTATTCACTGCTGCAGGTACGTCAGCATACACCAGTTTTACTGTGACCAATAGTTTGATAGCAGCAACTGATGTAGTGATCGTAAATCAAAAATCGGGCACTAACATATATGAAACGTTTGTCACAGCAGTTGCTGCTGGCAGTTTTAGAATTACGTTTTCTTCTGTCAGCGGCACCGCATCAGATGCACCCGTGTTCAACTTTGCTGTGGTCAAGGGCGCAGCATCATAAGTTTGACATTTTTTGCCAAATTTCTTCTCTGTCAGGGTCGTATGCAATCCATCGATGACTGTGTATTCTACTTTCTAATTCGCTGAGCCGGTCCGGCTCAACGGCAAAAGGTATTTTTGGCAACAAGTACTCTTTCACATAAGCCAAGTGTACAACCGGACTGGGCTGTACCTCTTTTTGTCTTGTAAGCTCAAATCTTTGTTGCAAGCCGAAGTCATGCATGTCTTGTTTGATCAAGTTAGAATTTTCAAAATATTCAGAATGTTCGCCGACCAACTTGCTGATTCCCAAAGTAGAGAAAAACAGCGATTTGTCTTTGAGCAAAGAACTGGCAAGATAGATGTAATTTAGTGTTCTGTTTTGGCTCTGTAATGCTTGTACATAATGCGCATGATAAGATCTGACGTCTGGCTGTGTGCTAGCACTGCTGATCCACCAAGTTTGATCAGCAATGGCATTTCGATTAAAGCTGTAAACTGGATCAGTATTAATAATTGTGTCCCAACTTGAATCTTCGAGTAGTTTATCAAATCTGCCGGACATGGTCCACTGCACTAGAAAGAATGCATTTGGGTCTGCAATATTGGCCTTAATCACAGCATTTGAGATATACTCATTGCCAGCGCCAACAGCACCATAATGTGTAAAATTGCAAGATGGCAACAACGCTTCTAAAATTACCGGCCATTCAGGCCAAATATGACTCGAAGCATACCCATCGCCAAAAGTATAAATTTTTTTCATAACCACTGGTTGTTGTCTAAATTTAATTTATCAATTCCATGCTGTGCAAAAATCATGCCACACATGATACCAAAGTCAACATTGTCAAAATATTCTGGCACAACGGTTGTTTTTCCTTGAATCACTTGATCACATATAGGTTGGTATAAAATGACTCTATCTAGGATAGATTGTTGAGCTGCAATAAAATGATTCCATATGCTTTCCGAATCAGTTGGTATTAGTTCTGGAATTTTTGATAACTCGTTGGTAAATGTTTTTAACTTGTAAAAATTACCAAACGGTATAGTAATACCTATAGGTTGATTGTGAATCCACGAGATTTCGCGATTTACCATAGCTCGATACATAAAGAAAAATTCTTCTCTAAGGTAATTATCACTTGTTGGAAATGTTTCTCGGCTTTGTTTAATAAATTTATCTAGCGTCTGGGCCGAAGATTGAATCGCTTTACGATAATAATTATTCAAATATATTTCATAATTGCCATCTATTACGATGTTAATAATCGTTCGGTCCTCGAAGTAAGTTGACAAATTACGATTATCAAAATTATGTAAACAAATTACGTTATGGTCAGTGTTGTGTATAGCCTCGTTAAATTCATCTATGCCACTAGTTTGTGAAGAGTATGCTTTTTTTAACGAGTGATAACTTCCTGTTGAGCTAACATTAAAATTGTATTCGTTGGCCACAATTCTTGACAAGAAATGTGCAAGGCCGCCGGGGGGTGCCGCAATGACATATTTCATTTTAAATCAACTCGACCAGGTCCGGAAATGCTGTTTTCCAGCTGTTGTTGCGTCTGGCGTCCCAGGTGTTAACAAAATCTTGCCACTGCTGCAATGGCAACGGTTGCGGCAAATTGCTAATCAACTTATGTATCAGATGAGTACTTGGGTATTTTGTTAAAACTAAATTTTTAATACTCGTGGGCATTTTGGTTAAATCCCAAATCTCCAAGCAAGGATGAAGATTAATTTCCGTTTTATCCCCGCCAGAGTTGGTGGCTAAATTTTCTGAGACCCATGTTTCCACGCGGTCAAAATAATAAGCATTAAGAAAATTAACTGTGAATTCAATTCTAAACATCACATTCCAGATGTCTGGATTATTTTTAATACGCAACAGATTGTCACTGACTTTGTGCCAGGGCAGAGGCCAACGTACATAATCAAACTGTTCTTCTATTCCGTCTATGCTGGCTGCAAAGATTACTGTTTTAAAGTTGCGCCACATTGACAGTGTTTCATCATTGGGATATATTGACCCATTTGTTGTGTAGTGCAAGGTGATCTGGCTGGGATTTGAAACATGTTTTAAAAATCTAAGATGTGTGTCTGTAAATAGCGGTTCACCGCCAAAGAATTTGATATATTTAACTTTGTCCAAAGACACGGTTTTTGCAATTTTGTCAATGGATTGATCAATAATTGTTTTATCACTGTAAAATTTTACCTGTTGATTGTTGAACTTTTGATTTTCTTTGAGCCATAAAGAACTGTAATCTTTGTTGCAAATTACACACGCTGCATTGCACTCGTTGTCAAGATGTATGTCTATACTGACTGGATCAAAAGATGTTTCATCGTCAGCAATCCAATCAATTCCACTTTGTCTCTGACTTTGTTGTCCAGCTTGTTCTAACACATAGCAACGGTTGCATTCGGCGGTCCAGTCTGTTATTGTATTCAGTTTTTCTAGTCTGTCTTTTAACAAATCTGAACTCAATGATACCCCCTTGCGATGATAAAGACAACAAGGTTTAACACCAACTTCATTATTTCTACCAATTTCAAACGAATAACCATTGGATAGGTATCTACAAAATTGATTTGGCATTATGACGCTTTGATCTTGCCAAGCATTTGTTTTAGCTTGGCACTTTGAACATCGCCGCTGACCTTGGCAACATCTTCATGCTTTACCATGGGCTTGTCCCAGACATGCGTTCCCCCTTGGGGCGCTTCCCAAGGAGCACTGGTGCTGCTAGTAACTTGGCTTTTTGCTTTGATACTATCCATAATACTGCTTTGGGGCTTGTTGTAGCCGCCTTCGTCCCCACCTTCGTCAGTAATACGCATGGTTTCAATGTTGTACTCTAAATCAATTTTTTGACCAACGCCAGTTGAGCTTCGAGATTTCATACACTGGATCTGATACTTGCCACGCTCTTTCATGGCACGACTGGTAAAGATACCAAACACATTGTCTGCTGTGTTAATTTTACTAATACCACCTGAAATATGACTGTGGTCAAATTCAATTTCTTCCACAGCACTTCGATTCAACTGACTCGCTGTTACCATTAGAATGCCCAGCTCTTTGGCCAAGTTACGCAGTTCTTCACTCACATACTTGTCTTTCACAAACAAGTCATTGGGACTGACCTTGGCACTAACAGGCATAACCAAGTCCAAGTAGTCTACCATGATAAAGTCAACTTTGATGCCTGTTTGGATTTGCACTTCTTTTAGATAAGCACGAATGTCGTTCACATTGCTTTGTGCCGGCAGTCCCTTTACACGATACTGTCCAGACTTCTTTTGGATCATCTTGACCTTGAGTGCTGTGGTCTCAATGTCCTTGCGAATTTCCTTGGTGCTCATGCTGGTCAGCATTGCATCACTACGCAAGCTGGTTAACTCTTCTGAAAGTTCCAGTGTAATGTACACACCACTCAAGCCCTGCTGCAACCAGTTCAAGGCAATGTTCATCATGACCAGGCTTTTGCCCGAGCCCGATCCGCCTGCAAAGATATTGAGTTCGCCACGACTGAATCCACCATACAGCAGTCGATCCATTTGTGGCCAACCTGTTGAAACTTGTCCGCCAGCATTAAAGTACCGGTTGATACGAGCACTGGGATCTGCAAAATAGTCTGTGCCCATGTCCTTGGTCAGACTGATCTGCACAGCATCCTTGATCAGCTTTTCTACAGGATCGTACTCACCTTTTTCCAGCAAGTCGGCTGCTTTGAGAATAGCACGTTCTAGTTCTTGTCGCTTGGTAAAGTTCTCAAATTCTTCCATGAACCAAGCATGGTGTCCTTCATTAAACTCATCCAAGTGCTGTAGCTTGATGCCTGTAGTTGCAGAAATTTGTGCAGCAGTGGGCAGTGTGCCGTGATCAACACTGTGTGTCTTGATAAACTCAGCCGCAGGTCTTACACTACGATCAAAGTTTTCCGGGTTGTAGATATTCTGTACACGCACATAGCTTTCTGCATCCTGAAGTATCATCTCCAAGAACAGTCGTTGTACATCAGTTCCGTAGTCTTTTAGCAAGTTGTTTCTTTCGTAATTCAATTTTGATTCGGCTTGTTTCTCTAGCCTGCATGATAGTTAGCAGTGTTCCTAGTCGACCATATTTCTTCACAGCGTCATTCACGTCCTTGACATCATGATCCCAGTTGGGTATGCTTACTGCCCAACCCAGTTCTATTGCACGATCAATCAAGTCTAAGCCAGCACGATCTTGGTCTGGCACAACTGTGACTTCTCGGCCTAGCTTGCGTATCAATCTAGCTTGTGCATCATTTACTGTGTTGTGCATTAGTGCAAGGCCGCCAATTGATAGTGCATCAAATATGCCTTCTGTCACTATAACATGAGTCCAGTCACTGTGCTGCAAGTCTGTTCCAAACACATATCCTGGTTGCATGTCGTTGAGATATCGCGGGTTGCGATCGTCCAGGAATCGAATTGTGCTGCCTACAATTTTGTTGTTATGTGTGAACGGCACAATCACCCCGGCACGTTTTGCCATGGCTTGCACCATAAACGGAAAGTCGGCAGGCACGCATCTGCTTTGCAAGTAATTCCATTGCACTGAGAAGTTGTCTGTTAGAAACTCTGAGCCGGGAGGCAACTCTCGTTCTTCAAATTGAATTCCTTGCAGGATGTTGGCAACTTGTTGTCGATCTTCTAGTATACCATTGATGCTTTTGTGGCGTAGGCTTTCAAGATTGATCAAATCAATCTCACGTTCTTGCATGCCCAACCATGCTAACAGTTTACGAGCTTTGTAGCTCAATGACCGTCCAATTATGAAGCTGGCGGTATAACCACAATTGAAACAGTGATAGCTCCAACCTTGTTCAGTTGCTTTGATTCCGCCACGCTGTCGCCGATCTGGGCTATCTCCGTTATGGTGACAGCACACTGCATTAAAGCTGATCCAGCCGCTGGGGCTAGTTTTGCGTTTGGCAGGTAAGTGATCTAAGATATCCAGCATCTGCTTAGTATAGCAGAAATCCTACACAATATCAACGATATTGAACGTTTTCAATCTTGCCATTGCTGAAGAACGCAGTAGCAGATGGACTACCCAAGAACTGAATTGGAAGATAGCCCGAGCCTCCAGCAATCACATTGACTTGGCTGACCGTTCCGTTGCCGCCAAGCACAGCTTCGGCTATGGCACCTGCACCGTTGCCCAGAATCTGAACATAAGGTGCAGCAACATAGCTGAATCCTGGATTGCTTAGAGTCACTGCTGTGACCACACCGTTGACCACAGTGACTGTTCCGCTGGCTCCGTAACCAATTGAATTGTTCAATGCTAGACGCAACAAAGGATGATAACCCACAATGTTAAAATAATCACTCACAGTGTCATCCAAGTACTCACGAGACTCGCTGACATCGTACCAAACACTTTCGTAGTTTTCAGCAGCTTGAACTTTGATAGCACCAGTAAAATGCACTAGATCAAACTTCACTGTGGTAAATGCAGCACCTGTGGTTTCAATTTGACTGCTGTAAAATTCAGTTGGTTGAATGCTGTTGATTGGTTGCGGATTCAGCGCCCAGTCTGGATAAGATGTAGGAGCAGCACCCACAAACTGATTCTTGCCGTACATGTCGGGAATAGTAACTGGTTGACTGGGTTGAAACTGTGGTAGAATAGAGTCTACAATGTTGCAGTCAGCCCGTGCTTGAGAATTAGCATCCACATACACTGCTTGCACATAGTTGCCGGCACTGCGTTCAATGCTGTAGCTGGCAGGCTGTGCTTGTATGTTGATGGTGTCAGTGGTGTCTAGCACCACTTTCACACGTCCTGTGGTAGCACTCAACACTTCGCAATCCTTTTGAACCAGCAGCTCATCGCCGGCCTGGTTGATCACACGAAAAACAAACGTGCTACCTGTGATGTTTACAGGTTTTTGGTCTTGGTTAATGAACTCAAACAAGAGAACATTGTCCACGCCTTTGTTGATGGTTAGAGATTTTGCGTACACTGGATCATACCTTGCTGTGAAGTAACCGCCATCGGTGTTGACCAATAACACTCGGGTAATTTGTTGGTAAAGATAAACGGTGGTGGAATACATTACTCTATTTAGCTGCTAATAAATAACCCTGATGGGCAATAACATATTTGAAAAACTGACGGAAAAGTACCCCTTCATTACCTTGTGCATGTATGCAAATCAAGAGTATGTGGGAGTGGTACAGAATCGAGATGACATTGTGACAACTATTTACGACTTTGGATCAGTGATAGATCAAGTTGACAAGATGTTATTTTTGGAACTGGCCGGCACATGGTGGTGGGAAAGCAACAGAAGCATTCCTATAAACATTTTCCTGCGCAAAGAATGGGATCAATTTCGTGTTACTTTGAGAACATTTGCCAACAAGGACCTGGAAATTTTACACGGTCCCATCTGTAGCCTCATGGACATTGCCCGCAAAAAATCCAAGCGAAAATCAATTACCTTGGTCAGGCGTATTGAGTAAATTCATGTGCAATGCTACCAAGGCAGCATAGGAGATAGAATGACTACGCTTAAAGGTGTAACCACGTGAATCATCCCCGTTCCAGACTTCAGCAAACACTTGATCCCAAGGTTGTCCTTGTAGGTGTGCTTTGCCCGGCCTAATAATGCTGATAAATGCAGCCATTCTAGGGATTGAATCTGGCTTCATTTCTCGCAGCAGGTCCGCATAGTTTCCCACGTGTACTAGTTGACTGGCCCAAGCACGATCTGTGCCAAGGCGTGCCCAGTCGGGCTCTTGTGCCAGCAAAGTTTCGTAGTGTGCAGGACTTTGTACCAGATTGTAAACACTCATATTCAACAAGTCGATCTTGAAGTAGCCGCGTTGCTCTGCAGATTCGTAATCTAGTGCGGCATATCCGTTGACCGCATCCCGCGGAATGTCAGTGGGATAAACTCCGCTATTATGCTTTCTAACTTGTCCGTTCACCTTTTGCATTGCCGCAGTTATATTAATCAGTGTTAGTAACTTATCTCTATCTGCCAGATCTATATCTATGTCTGCTTTTTTCATTTGTTTTTACATTTGTTGCCGTGCCAGCGACTAAAGTTAGTTGGAGAAAAGTATGCCTTACAATATTCACATTGTTTCTTTTCAAATCTGCTTGTAATGTGCTCTGCTGTTTGCGGTCCTTTTTTAATTCCCCGGTGGGCTTTCATTCGTTTATTAATATGGTCTTGAGATTGTGTGTAGCCTGCTAATCCTTTTGCATTAGTATTTCCTTTTAATCCAGCCGATACGTTTGCCCTATGCGAGTTTGACAGCGGCCCAAGTTTTTTACCTTTGTTTGCTTTACCGTAAGTGTGGCCGGGCGTAGCACCATCTAACCCATTTTCGGGTTTAAGATTTGCCCATTCATTTGAATTAACAATATTATTTTCTTCAGAAAATTTAATAGCAAACTCAGTTAACTGTTGTTTGTTATCAAAAGTTTTAGTCCACACAGTTGAGATATCATGACCGTGTATTTTCAAATGTTCTTCCCAATATAAGCCCGAACCTTTATATTTTTCAGGATTACGTTGAATTGTTTTACCAAAATATTTTAGGCCCGTTTTATTGTGTTGTTTCACATAAAGGGTAGTCGGGCTAATGTTTTTCATAATATTATTTATCAGTAACGTAAACAATATAAGTTTTTCAGAGAGCAATGTCAATGTCTGCACTCATTGTTGTACCAGTGCTGCTACAATAGCCACTTGCTCTTGTGCCTGAGCCACTGCTGCTACTGCATCAGCCACAGCAGGATAACTTTTTGCCAATTCTTCCAGGCGTTTTTCTTCCGTCATTTTGCGACGAACCCATTGCAAAGATTCCAGGGTCACACCATCAAGACTGACTTGGGCATCTCCACTAGGAATTATTATCCAAGAGTTGCCGTCATAAACTTCAAAATTATTACCGTTGTATCGGACCATGCCGGCACTGGGTCGAGTCATGTCTATATAGAGTGTTGAGTGAATGCCGTTACTGACATTTATTCCTGCCCCATTCATAATAGTTTTAATCATGTTACCATCCTGCTTTGGTTAAAATTTCTTGTGCATATGCTTGATCTTCGGGATGATCTCTAAAGCGTTTTTGCCATGCATCACTGTCAATGTAACTCCATATCATGGCCACTTGTGTAGGATCTAGACTGCTTAAAAACTTCTGTCCTGATTCACTGTTATAAATCACCCAGGGACTTACTCGTCCCGATGTAACAGCATAACATATTGCATTGGTGTTGCCGTAACGCAAACAGTCATGTGCAGGATGGCCTGTGTTTTCTTCCCAGGTCATGCTGTATTCAATTGCTCGTGCCAGTGCATCATCCACTGCTTCTACCTGCAGGTAGTACAGCAAGTATTCTGTGTAGACTTTGTCTGAACACCAGTAGTCAATCTTTTTTTGTGCTTTTAGCAGCCACAGCATGAACTGTGCAGGATTGATTGTGCGGGTGTCCACACAGTAGCGTCCAAACTTCACAAAGGCCTTGTAGTAGGCTGAACCAGCAAAGTCATTGTAGGTTTTGTTACGAGCTGATCCTTGCATGGTTTCGTAAAATCTCAAGTAGGCCTGAAACCCAAGCCTTACACCAGGCTCATCCTTTTGCAGCGCACGCCGTTTGGGCTCACAAGCATGCACCTCAATGGAAGTTTCTTTTACAAAAGTTTTCTTGCAGTAAGCACATGCGAATGTCATGCTAGTAGTTTACTATCTTTAATGTACTGTGTCAAATGCTACCCAGTTGCTGAATCATTTTTTATCATTGCCGGCAGACTTGTTGTAAGAGTCAATTTCTTTTTGTGAGACCACTTGCATCATGACATCAAGCTCGTCTTCTTTGTAGTGCGGAAACATGGCTGCAAGTGCTTTGCGTTTGGTGCTGGCACCAGCTTCTTTCTTTTTGGGTGCAATCCAGTTATGTCTTAACGCACCCATGCCTGGACTTGCAGCAGTGGCGCACAACCATTGCAGTTTGGGGTGTTTGCTCAGTGTAAAGAAGTGCTTGTTCACATAGTGATTGGCACTTTGCACATAATACTCTTGCAGCTCTCTAGATCCTTCTACAGCACTGCTCCAGCGGATCATTAAAAAGGTGCTGAACTTCTTGCGTTCATCTGCATCCAAGCTGTCATAAAAGGCTCTATTTTTGAGATCCAGCTGTCGCATCTCGTTGCCAATGTTTAGTTTATCACTCATGTTGGTTTGCTCAGTTGATAAATGATTATAACACGATCTAGGGCTTCTTGTAAAGCAGGATTGGTTTTAGCAGCACGCCTGATCTCACCCCAAAGTTTATCTTCACGAATATGGTCGACTAGCGGTCTGCCGTCTGAAGTTCGATGATCGTAGCCCACTACTTCTCGTTCAGTCTGGCCTACTTCTCGGCGAAATACAGTATCACCATTTCGCTCGTAAATGTAACTAGCACCAGGGTTAAGCTGGCCCATAAGTGTAGCCATATTGTGCATGTGCCCAGTGCAGGAATCGTTCTAGTCCTTCACGATCGTCTGGGTAGCTTTCTGCATAGATCCTGGCCAAGCGAGCAAGAGTTTCAAACAACTGTGGTTCTGTGTACATTATCTAGCCTACCATGCTTTATTGTAGTCTACAATTTCGCAGTTACGACTGACATCTTTCACAAAGTACACACAGTCGGGTTCAGCATCGTCGTTTAAGGGCACGGCCAGCATTTGCCCATTCTTTAGTTTGGGTGCATACCAGTTTACTTCATGATATACATCCAGGATTTCAATGTCCGGAAAACTGGGCCGGTAGCTGGTGAGCGGATTAAATTGAAACACCTTGAAGCCACGATCATTGATGCTGGTTAATGGCAGCACTTCTAGATCGCCTACATCAGGTTCGCCAATTAGAATTTGCCAGTCCATGGGCATTTTGATAGTAGCGTTTCCAATACGCAGCACCAGAGCAGGAGCGTTAAAGCTCTCTAAAAAGATCAAGGGAATAAAATGATAATCAGGATCTTGAGGATTGCTGTTGTCCAAGATTGCAAATCTCATATCATCTACTTCTTCGGGCAAATGGTCAAGATCGTAATAAGTGTTGTCAAGTGTTAAAATTCGCATAGTATTATAATACAGGGTTTAATGATGAATGTCAAGCTATTTTCATCCAGTCCAGCTTTTCTGCTGTGAATGGATAGTTGGCTTCTTTATAAAAAACTTTGCGTTTGGTTAAATGGCGTTTAGCGAATTTGCATGTGCTTGTGATATCCCAAATCTGCACATGATCCTTGTCTTCGGCTTTGCGAATACCACGTCCAATTGATTGGATAACTCTAACAAATGATTTGCCCGGTTCAATCAGCACAAGATTAAAGATTCTTGGTATGTTGATACCCACAGCAGCCACACCATAAGTGGCCACAATAATCTTGTCTACAGAGTCTGCCACTTCGTCATATTCTTCTTGCCTCTTTGTTCCCTTTGTCGCTCCAGACACAAACACAGCTTTTTCTCCTAACCGTGCTACCAGTTGTCTACCACACTCTGTGCGGTCAACTAGCACTAATGTGTTGCCAGTTTCATTTACTCGACGCACAAGATCTGCTATGGTGTCTAATCTGCCCGACTCTTCCAGCAGATATTTTAACTCGCTTTGATAGTTGCTGTATTCCACATGGTCTATCAGTTGCACAATATTCACATGGCACTGTGCCAGCACTCCGCGATCTTGCAGTTCGCTGGCACTGAGCTTGCTGATAACCGGGCCCAGACTCACCAGTAAACTTTGGCTTTCAAACTTTTCTTTGGGCACAGTTCCTGTCAACCCCCATCGAATTGGCACTCTAGCCATCACACCTGTAAGCAAGGTCTTTAAGGCATCTGCTTTGGCCATGTGTACTTCGTCCACAATCACACAAACCACGCCTTCGATAAAGTCCTGAATGTCCACTTCGGCTTCGCCCGACTTGGTTTTCTTCATCATGTTGTTTAGACTTTGCCATGTGCATATGGTGTGTGTTCGGTTGTAGTCTTTTCGATCACCAAAGTACACGCCTACATCCAGGCCTAGATTGACATAGTCTTTTTCTGTTTGTGTTACCAAGCTCTTGTTGGGTACGATAATGATACTGCGACCATATGCTTCCACGCTTTTAGATAGCGCAGCAGTCATCAAGGTCTTTCCTGCACCTGTGGCCACTTCTTGTATGCACTGTGGATTCTGCAGGTAGTTGTTTACAATCTCCACTTGATAGTCACGCAACAAGATGGGTTGACCCACGGCAGGATGCCCCACAGGCCAAGTTTTGTGTGCAAATGAATCTTCTGCTACCTGCGCAAAATCAAACACAGTGGAATAATCACGCTGGTCATCCAGTTCAATATCATAATCATATTGTTCTAGAATAGGAATTATCTCGGGCAAGAGATTGATATAGCTGGATCCGCCCAATTGAAAGTAAGCTACTTTGCCATCCCACCGACCCAGTCGCACAGCAGGCTGATATCTTGCTCCAGGTATTTCGTATTTGAATGTGTTGACCAGTTTCTTTCTACAGTCAATATCCAAGCCCTCAATCTTGATATTGACTTCATCTTTAATAACTATGGTTGCTTGTTTCATTGTATAATAACGTGCTGCACATGCTGTCGCCGTGCAATATTTTGTAGTAAATCGTTTTTGCTGCCACTGTACTCTAGATCAGCTACAGGAAAACGCAAGGGTTGTGCTTTTATATTATACACATTTTCTATGCCGTGTGCAAGAAAAAAGTCCCGATGCTGCTGAATATAATTTTCAATGTCGGAATACTTGTCAAGCAAACTGCGCCTACAAAATTGAACATTGAAGTCGGCACTGTAGTGATCAAATGGCCGAAATGCTTCGTCAGCAATGTACTTATCGTTGTCGTGAGCCAAGTCTTCCGCGGTCTTGCCAATCTCACAGTAATTCAAATACACTGTACCAAACTCAATGTTTGCAGTACCGTAAGTGCGTTGCAGCTCAGGTGTCAATTGCTTTGTTTTGGGCATGCCAAACCAGGTACACACTAGTCTGGGATTTGATGGTGATATGGCTGTTTCGCAGCGATGTACTGCAATATTTAAATCGGCTAGAGCCTGCTGTACTGCTACAGGTGCCGAGTGCCAGTATTCAGTGTGTTGTTGATTTAATAGACCGTGGTATCTTTCAAATACGTTGTGCAAATAATTCAAACAATCCTGTGTGTACTCAAATGGCTGCAAAATGATTTTGGAATGAGAATTGATTGTATCAATACACTGCTGAATTATAAGTACTGCACGGGTCTGTTCTTGCTCAGGTGTATCGAATCCGTAAAATCGATCAGGGTGATCCAAGGGATACGGATCACGACACTGCATTCTTTCCAGCCATAATTCAGCCACTGGTGTGTTGCGTATTTTGAATGTCAAAGTTAAAGGATCATGCTGGCCCAGCACAATAACAAGATGTTGCATTGTTCTAGTATATATTCTTGTGCTACAAAAGTCAAAAAAACAGGTACCTTTTTTAAGGGTACCTGTTGAAAATTCGGGCCGGAGCCAACCAATGCCCGGAACAACCAATCAATTCAAATTGATTTCTTTAACTGTAAAGCCTGCTTCGGCTTGTTCATCGGCTTCGTACACAGTGT